TGACAGGCCACTGTTTTCTAGGATCTTCACACCAAGGCTGGAATAGTACCCAGCCCCCTCCCGGCAATAGTTCCGTGTTAGCTTTTGTGGACCACTCAGTTCTGGCCGGAACTAGGTCCTTGTAGCCGAGTCTGTTCATACGAGCAAGCCAATCGTCAGTTCTATGCCTGCCCGGCCTGATGTAAGGGCGGACCTTTAGTCCGCCCCTACCATTGTACCGCTGGATTCCGCACTCTCGTGCAGGCTCGTAGTAGCGACGCAGCATACTAACTTCCACGTCCTCGCCTAAGTTCTTCAGGGCTTGCATCACAGGAAGAGCTAGTATCATATCTCCTGTGTGGTATTTTCCAATATCAAAGACTATCACGTGTACAAACTTACCATACTTTCTCCCTCATCTGTATAATTCGACCAGTACATTAGTATGCTATCGCCGTTTATACCAGTAGGAATTCTGCTAAGACCATCATGGGAGGGAAGGTATTCGTATTTAGCCGAATCTTCATAAAAGTACAGCTGGTAGTTGTAATTAGGCGAGTCGGGAATAGTTAGATTGATAAAATCATGAGTCCCGTAGATAAATCCATCTGGCCATCCATCCGGGAAACTTGTAGTATCAATATACTGACGTGAAGCAAAATCCTCCTGAACCATAACGCGAACGAGGCCCGGTTCGGGATCACTTCCTCCTCCGCCGCCAGTAGAGTAATACTCCTCTTGTTCAATAGTCTTAGGCGCTACGTGAATACGCTCTCCTCCAGTATGGTCCAGCTCAGAGCTGATAGCCGCAGGAACAATAGAAGGCTGTGCATAAAGGTCTACTTCTACAGCCTCAAAGTCAGGATGAGTGTAGAAGTACTTCTGCTTGGAGAACGTAGGAGCCTGCTGGCTTCCGAAGTTCATAGTCATAGTCAGAACATACCCATCAGCGAATGCTAGCTTGTATTGGTTCTTAGCTCTGACCGGCCATGCTACTACCACTTCCTTATCCGAAGTGCCGTCACGCTGTAGTCTATCACGCAGCCAAGGACTTACATCCTGAGACAGAGGCGTGCCCTTATAGTCACCATACTCTGTAGTCTGAGACAGAGTGTAGATGCCGTACACGTTAGCGTAGACAGGGAAACCCATGTCCGTGACTGTGTACTCAATAGCCCCCATCTTAGGACTAATCACCTGACTGGTGAAGTTATCTACCGTGGTGCCTGACAATCCCCATACACTCTTCTGGCAAAAGATACCAAGCATGGTACCTGACAGCGGCAGAAGACCAGTAACGCTATCGCCGAAGGCCCAAGAGCTTGCGCCCTTAGCGCCGTCGAAGTTGTAGGGCTCACCCACAACAGACACATCTACTCGCCCTTCTGCGTAGCCTAGAGCTAGGTGAGAGTGATGGTTAGCTATATGCCGAGGCTTATCATTATCAGCGTCCGGGTTAGCTACTATCTTATAGAAGTACTCACCGTTATAAGCAAAGGCTCTGTCCACACCGTTAACTCCGTACATACTCTTCCAGTTGGGATCGCCGTAGAAGTTAGCAGTGATAAACTGATATCTGCTACGATTGTCCTCCACCTGCTCGTACGTCGGCAAGCCGTTATATCTGATATCGTCTGCCACTACACCTACTTGGTTCAGGTCAGTGACCGGATAGCCGGAGTGGATAGTCCAGCCTACGCCAATAGAATCGTCACCCCCCTCGTAGATCTCTAGCTCGGGTGCTAGCTGTAGTACGCCGGAGGCGTCGCCAGTCTTTAGATTACCAGACAGCACATTACCTGCAACCAACGTACCCTTAACGACATTGCTCTTGTCAGGGCTTGCGAAGTAGTAATCTACACTACCGGCATCAAAATATACACGGAGCTTGAAGCTGTTAATGTGAAACCTAACGGCACCGTCGCCGCTATCTGCATACGCAGGCTTAGCCTTAAGCGTAGGCACATAACGCACTCCTACAGCCTGTGCAAAGAATGTTGGAGCATCAATTGCTGTCTGACCGAATAGCAGGCTAGAGTCTCCCACCACCACTGTGGACTCTTCATCCGACGTATACACAGTCCACTTCTTGTCGTCTGATGTGCCCTGCTCAGTAACAGAAAAATCAGACTCACTGTACTCTACAGTCGCAGTCATGGGAGCGCCACTAATGCTGTAGCTGCCTCCAGCCTTATTAAGCAAAACGGCCTCTACCGTACCGGAGTTAGTGATGTCAAAGATTACAGAAGCAGTAGATCCGGCTGCGTCAATACCGATATCCTTAGCTCTAGAGATGACTTCTAGGTTGTACCCTAGAATAACCTCCGCTCCTGTAATCATGGCAGTGCTGGGAATAGACGACTCCAGACCATAAAAGCTCTCACCTACTAAGTAGGTCATGGCATTACTGGCTCTGTACTCTCTGGTATCCGCAGGAACCGCCTCGCCTACTGTAAAGATTCTACTGTTAGTGGTGAGCTTTGTGCCATTAGATAGAGTAACAACAGCGTAAGCTCCATACCGCCCTTCTGGAAGAGCCGGAGCATTTATTGCGTACGGAGGATCTGAAGTTGACCCTACTGATGTGGCGTCGATATAGTCTGCGCCATCGTACGTCATGTAGAAATACTCTACATTCGCTACAGTGACTCCATTTGGCAGACCTTCTATAACTACGCGGTATGTAATTTCGTCTGCCTCAGTGTAATTAGGCGCAGGCTGAGTTAGTGTGGCCTTCGTCTTGAAGTTATAATTCCAAGAGAAGTTGTCCATATAAATCGTAGACTGCGTAGAAGACGCAGACACGTTCATATATCCAACAGCTCGCACGTAGGCCGCACCAGAAGGAGCTGATGCTGTTACACTGGCAGTGGACAGATTAGCACCTACCGCTTTACGGTTAACCACCGCACCCCGAGATTCGCTAATATAACTGCCATTCCCGTCGTACCAGTGCAGAGCGACGACGAAGGCAGTGCCAGGAGTGCCGGTGGTCATTACACCTGAGGCTGTAAGGCTAATTGACTGCCCAGGAGTGACAGGGAACATGTCTTCCATGAACACGCCGCCATCGTTATACTCACCAGCGGCAGGTCCGGTCTTCACACACCACGAGCCGCTAATGACAGATTCATTAACGATGTTGGCTGTTCCGGTAGTGGTCCACTTTGTAGCACCGTCCTCAAAGCCTGGGTTAGGAATAGCCGCGTAGCCGTAAGGGGAAGGAGTAGGTAATGCCAAGTTACACCTCTACTGTTACAGTACTTGAAGCTTCAAACTCAACCAATGCACCGTCAGCCAAGTTGAGCAAAGCCACTTCGCCAGTCTCTCCGTCCCATCTAATAGAAGCATCCGCATACACATAAGAGTCATCATCTTCTGCCACATCGGATGGCTTTAGTATATACGAAGTGGGACTACTACTGGACTTCCAGCCATTAACTTGTACCGGCCCATTAGTAATGTCTATTTTTTGTATTAGGGTTAGTGGTGAACCAAAGTCCAGTTCAATACTAGTTGGGCCTTGGACTCCTACGCCAGATCTATTCTGGTTCTTAGCTACTAGGTCGCCATACAGAACTCTGCCGGACTCGAAAGTAACCCACCATCCTTGGTGCACGAAGCGCCAGCCGAAGTCATAAGGCCCCGCAGGGCCATCCTCCTCAAGTACCTGCTGAATACTGCGACTCTCGAATAGAGAAGCGAAGGTGGCCGGACGTTCACCTGTCAGTGTCATAACCAACCACCCATCAGGATGGTACAGCTCTTCATCGCCATTTAGAGTAATGCTGCTATACACAGCAATGTTGCCGTCCTCGTCGCTTAGGACTAGCACAGGAGGACCGTCTGGCGCCCCGACGTGCAATGTTCTGTTTAGCATACTCTCCTCTTAATTATGGCTATCCAATGATAGCTAGCTCATAGCTGTACTGAGGCACGTCTACTACAGCGTACAGTCTGTCCTCAAACCAATGTAGGCCAATCACCTTGCCGGGCAGACCTTCCACCCTCTCCCTCAAGAACTGGTTGTATTCCAGTAGGAGATTGTAGTGAGTGTCAGGATCTTCCTCTGCTTTCTTGCCCCAGGTACCTGGAGGCAGACTGGTGAAGTCGATGACGGCATACCGCCCTTCCTCTAGCTCGATGCCGAAGGGTTTGCCGTTATAGAAACCAATCCTGTAAGGAGGATGTTCCTCTACA